CACGATAGGCAGCAAGCTGGCCAGTCTTGACAACAGCATCCGAACCGAACTTGTCAACCGTTACGACATTCGACAGCTTCAAGAAGCCGTTGAGGTAGGTCGAAACATCGGTCACGGCAGCCAGGTTGTCGGGGGTGGCCGCATACTTGCCCATCTTGGCCATTGCGCCAGTGAAGTCCGCATCTGCAAGAGCATCGCCGCCAGCGTCGGTGGCCTGGCTGGTGTTATCCACAATCCACAGGTGCCGAATACCGTCCTGGCCAGCCGACAGGTAGTAGCTGTCAACGTCAGGATCGGCATCGTCCAGGTTGATGTTCCCGGTTGCGGAATCGGTCGAGTCTGCATTCAAGATGAAGTCGTCGATGATCTCCGCACCAGAGATCGCAAGCCTGCGTCGATAGGCGGGCATCAGAGCAATGATCGCATCCTCCTGAAGCGTATAGCTCCAGTTCAGCTCGGTGACAAGCTCGGTCGCGGTCAGGGTGCTCTTGGCGGTCGTTAGGTCCGTGGCTGACGTAGCCGTGTTCTCTGAACCCTTACGCCAGGTTGTGTCGCCCAGCCCAAGGGGCCAGTCGAACGGGTTGGTAGGCATGTCTACCTGCTCCAGAAGCGCTGCAACCTTGCTTGCAAGGAAGAAGTCTTCCCAGAGCTGGCCAGCCATGCCGGTTGGGACCAGTTCGTCCCCGGTCCCGGTGCCAGTGGAGGTCATAGCCTTTAGGGCTGCCTCCAGGTCCTCGCTGGGCTGATCCGCGCGGTCGGGCATTTGAGCATGGGCCTTGGACAGCAGGTTGTGAGCCAGGAAGTAGTCCACTGGCTTAACCTTGCGGGTCCCAACCATGTAGTACCCGTCCTTGGCGAAGGCCGCCAAGCGACTTGCATACTTGTTCCCAGAGCCGATCTCGTACACGTCCCCGCCGATAGCGATGGGCGCACCCGGAACCCGGCGAACAGGCTGCTTGTTGAACTGCTCTTCAACCTGGGCCTTAACCAGGGCGTCAATCTCATCCTGAAACTGATCCTTGACGGACTCAAAATCCAGAACGGCAGGATCGGGCCGAGAATCAACGATGGCCTGGGTCATTTCCGACATCTTTTGCATGACGCCATCCCAAACTTCGTTATCCATGTTGTGCCTCCTGTGATATTACTTCCATGTATTCCAAAACAGCCCCGAGGAGTTCAGACTCTTGCTCCGGTGTGAGTTCATTGTTGTCAGCGATACCGGGCTCTGCATCAGTGTGGGCTTCAGTGTCGTCGTCGTCATCCTCGAAAAGCTCTTTTAGCTCTGCGTCGGTGTACTCTTTGTAATCGGGCGCTTCCTTGTCAAACTGCCCGTAATGCTTCTTGAGGTGGTTATACACGGCACGCCTTGTGCTGTCATCCGAGATTCTTCCACCCCTGGCACCAAAAACCAGGGAACCCATGGCTGCTCGGACACCTCGCCAAACGGTCATGATCTTGCCGTCAATGATGTCGTGGTGTGGACCCTTGTACGATCCATAGTTCTCAGTGTCACCGTCGATGACAGAGAATCCGCGACCATACTTGGACATGCTTCCCCCAGCCCACTCCTTCAGTCTCTTTCTTGCGCCGGAGCCAGACCAGGGCCTATTCTCATCAGCGGGCGGGTAGGCATTGTAACGAACAGCGCCCTTGGATTCGATCCACGTAAATCCGTCTAGGGTAATTGGCCAAGACTTCTCCCAACTGATCGAGTTGGAATCTCCGTATTGTGTGCTGCTGATCGAGTTGGAATCCCCGTATTGCGTACCGCCCCAACTCCAGAGCTGCCCGGACCCGGAAAGGCCCAGGGCCTCGTAGGGAAGTCTGATGTTGTCTATGGCCCCGTCAACGGTATCTTCAACAAGGCCCATCATCTTCGCCACAGAACGCACGGCCTCTTGGTTTGCAGGAACAGGCACCGCAGAAACCTCAAGAATCTCTGCTCGGGTGTAGTTCATGCCGCCCTCTTCATTTTCCTCAAACTCGGTGGGGTTAAATCCAATCGAGAATGCCCGAACAAGTTTCTGATCCCAGAGTGCCTTTACAATCACCATCGGATCGTGCTCGTTGACGGGTTCGCGCAAGACAGGCTTCAGGTGAAATCCTTGCTGATCAAGGCGCATCTCTTCAGCCTTGCCGATTATCGAATGAGGGGATCGGTAATCATGTGCCCATAGAAGGACGGGATTCTTTTCATAGGCGGTCAGGTCCAAACCAAGGGGCATGACCCGATCTCTGTCCCTGTCCAGAACAGGGGTGCTCACTGTCACCCAGCCGTTATCTGCAATTTCGATGTCGAAGTTCTTCCTGATTGTAGACATATTCCCTCCATGCGATTATAACATAAACGGTTATTTTTGTCTAGCTTCTAGCAAAAGCAACCGCTTTTCTATGGATTTCTGCATTTCTCTTATTGCTTTTAAGGCGGCCCACAGCTTTTCAGCTTCTTTTTCCCACCCAAGGGGCTCTGCCCTTGCCTCTGGACCAACGTTCAGTGGATTCATTTCTCACCTCGGCTCCACTAAGTCCCACCAAGCAAGACAAACCTTCGTGATCCAAGACCTAATTGGAACGGACTGATCGTGGTGCTCGAACGCAAGCCTATAGACATCCTCTGGCGGCCTATTATATCTCCGCTTGCGGTTCCCTTTTTTGATCTTCCTTAGAGACCCGATTAACTCCTTGTTCATTTCACTATCACTGCCTCCGCGAAGCACCTACAGTTAATCGTTTCCTCTGGGGGGCCATCACCTGGATACATCATCAGGTTCCCGTTCACCTCAAAGGGTTCGTTCGTTGGGATTCCGTCCACATAACGCTTGTGGGCATCCATGTGACCAAGCCTCGCCCTGGGCGGGTCCATCATGGAAATCCAGCGCTTGAGTTTGACGTTGCCCTGCCTCATGGCCTCGATCTTGGACATGTTGGCCGTTCTGTGCATTTGGTGATGTGCGATCCTGTAGGTCTCGTAATCACTCTTCCTGACATTGAAGACATCGCTTACCCTGTCGTGGATCATCTGCTTTACATCGTCCACGTTGAGACCTTGCTCCATGGCCTCAATCAGGATATCCTGGATTTCACTTTCGATACGCAGTTGTGTGGTCTTGCTGATATCGTCAGCCAGGGTTATCGGCATATTCCTGATGGCATCACCCATATTCCTGATGTGGAAGTCTGCGTCTATGCCAAGGTCCTGTAGCTGCGACTGGCCAAAGTCCTCTGCGGCACCTCGGAATATCTTGCCAAAGACGCCCTTAATCCTATCCTTGGCAGCGCCCCAGTCAAAGAGGTCCCTCCAAGAGGGCCATCCCCCTTTCTGCTCTGCAATTTCAATGCCGCTATAGTCCCAGTTACGCAACGATCTCAGCGCGTCGTTTTGCTGTTCTTGGAACTCGCGCTTCAGGGCCATCTGGAACCTGTTTTCCCAAGAACTTAGCCTGCCGTCGAACTCTCGATACCTTGCCTCATCTCGGGCTTGATCCTTCTGCACCGGGGCGGGCAGAGAAAGTTCGCCGCCGCCCAGATAATCATCAGGGTCATATCCTGGGTTTTCCTCTTCCTCGCCACCGAGACCTTCTGGGGGCCTACCCTGGATACCAACAGGAAGCCTGTGCTCGCCACCCACTGGAATGAGCGAGTATGGTATAAATCCGATGTCTCCCCCATCGACGGGGCCGGTCCCGAGCTTTAACGTCTGCTCCAGCGTGTTGTATGGGACGCCCATTGACCAGAATTGCCTTGCGATCTCGACCTTGGGGCCGATTTCTTCCTGCAAGGCACCCACACTGGACGTGTCTGTCTTGAATACCTCGTTGGGCTTCAAGATGGGCTGAACTTTCCTGAAAAACTGGCTGAGGGCACGATCCCGAAAACCAATCAGGTTCGATAGGGTAAGTTGCCAGAACACGCGATAGGCTGTCCTGAAGTTCTGGTACGTGTCCTTGCCATAGCCCATCAGCTCGTCGGGAACACCAAAGATGGCAGCTACCTCATCCCGAGAAAATTCCCTCTGGGCCAGCCACTCAATGTCTTTGGGGGAAAAGCTAAAGGTCTTGATGTCCGTGATGCCAGATTCCAAGATAATGGGCCTGTGCCACTGGTTGGGACCAGCGTGTTTTCTGGAAAGCTTGTCTTCTAGCTCATCCCGCTCGCTCTCGGTGAGGCCCTGTGGCGTCATCAGCGCATAATCTGGTCGAGCGCCCTCTTTCAGGAAGGACTTGGACCACGCCTGAGCAAAAACATCTATGACAATGCCCTCTTGTACCGCACGGATTGGGGCAAGGCCGCGCCACCGAGTCAGGGGGTTGTAAAATTTGTCGTGCTTCATCATGGTTGGCGGGATTTCGTCCTCATCGTCGCCATAGAGATAGGCCGCTGGCCTGGGGTAAAGCTTTCTTTCGTCGGCATCGTCGGGAAGGACTATGATCTTGTGAGGCTCCCTGGGCCAAATCTCAGCAAGCCCACCACCCGCGCTGGGAACAAGCTCAAAGAAGGTCTCACCAGCCAGCAACATCTGCACGGCCCATTCCTGCCACAAATCGGCAGGCCCCATCTGGTCGTTTACGTGCTCAAACAATTCAGTAAGGGGATGTCCCTCAATTTCCTTGTCGCTGCCCTTCTCCACAACCCTGGTGGACAGAGGGGATATAGAGTCGGCCACGATGCTGACAGCACGCTTGGACCAACTGTGCACGGTGAAGACTTTCGCAAAGTCCGAGAAGGTATACTCCGATGCTTGTCCCTCTTGCTCGCTGGAGTACATGTGGACCCGGTATTGTAGTTCTGGTTTGTGAGAGATCGCCTT